ATATTAACCGAATAAATCGTCTATTTTAGAATCGAGGTCAACTTTTTCTTTTGCAGGAGTTGTTGCCTCTACTGTTTCCTGCTCTTCACTTGGTTGAAGATACTTCTGAAGTGATTCTTTCATCTCATCAAATGAAAATTTGGTAAATAATTCTGTAATATTCTTTTGATTTTCTAAGAATGATTCAGCCATCTCAGCATTATCTGAAAGTGGTGTTTGAACTGGTTTAACACGAACTGTAGTTGTGTCATACATTTTACCAGTTTCTGCTGCTGGAATTACTTCAATAGTAATATCTCTACCTGCCGATATATCAGTAATATCACCATAATCTTCGTCCATCATAACCCCTAAAAGTTCTTGATAAACGGTTTTACCAAATTCCCAAAAACGAACACCTTTATCTTCTTCACCTCTAACAATTACAGGTGCAAATGTTCTCATTTTGGGGTAAAGTTTCTTCGCCAACGCCATGTTGTCTGGGTCGTTTGATTTGCGAAGTTGTGATGCAAACTCCAGAATTGGGTCAGACTCATCAAAATTTGAGAGTGACATCATTCTGGGTTTGTCAATACCGAAATAGAAATACAATTCAGTGAATGGTATTTCCTTGTTGTGCTTATAGGGCACAATACGGATAACTGATTTTTCACCACTGGGTGGTTTCCAAAAGTTAGACTTGTAGTCACTTTTGCTATTACTGCCTGTGGACTTGTTTTGTAAGCGGTCCATGCGCTTCTTGATTTCTTCTAAATTCATGACCTTTTAATTTTGACTAAATATAACATATTCAATCAAGGAGGCCAAGCAATACCAAAAAGCTTTTTAATTTTCTATTAATTCCTCCATTACACGAATAGCTTCTTCAAATGCTTCCTTTTCAGTATTGAATGTCATTTCTTCTTTAGGTGCATAGTATTCTCCAAAAGGTACATAAACTCCGACTTCAAATTCATCGTTGTGTTTTGTAATGAATACTTTTTCAAGATTATCTTTATCCCAACCCTCCATAGGACGTACAAATATTCTAACCCATTCAAAATTTCCTTCCTCAGCAGCTTTTATATTAACATCACTTGTATCACCTTCCCTCCATTTATTTTTTATTAAATGATTTGGTAATTCATAACTTTGATTAAATTCAAAATTTTGAAGGTTACCAGAAGTATCGATAAAGGCTTCATTAAGTATATCTCTTAATTTCATTCTATTTCGATAATTTGTTTAAGGCGAGTTTTTACTTTTTTAAACCCACCAGGACGAGTTAATAAAATACAATTTCTAAATCGAGTCCAATCAACTTGATAAGACGTATCTAAAACCCCATTATTTAAATACCTAATTACCTCATTTAAAGCATTTATAGTATACAGAGTATTAGTCTGTTTTTTACGATGTACTAAAATGGTATTAGGAAGTTGTAAGTTATATACTGGACCGTCAATGTTATAAGTCAACATTGTTTTATTGTTATCTACTGAAACTAAAACAAAAATTTTGTTGAATAATATATCGTGCTCCTCTAATATTCTATCTACAACTTCATTAACGTCCTCATCTTGGAGGAAGGTGCAATAAAGTTTGTTGTTCATTTGGTACTTTTTGTGTCATTGTGTATAACAATAAATATCAAAAGGCCCTAAGAGAAGAATATGTTAAACCACGTTTAATTTTTATAGGAAAGTCTGATGAGACTATTTCTCTTATCGATTGGAGTGTTTCTTTTCCATCCTCGATCGCAAAATCTATCAATATTGAGTCATACACATATAAAACAATTTTACTTTTTTTACCCTCAAGCATCTGGTATAACCTTGATAACATTGTAAAGTTGTATTCCGTTTCGAATGCTTGGATGTAATAGTTAAATAGCTTTTGGGGAGTCATGTTTTTGTAGTTTTCCTTTAAAAGCTTGCGCCTCGCTATTACAGTTTTAACATACCCTTGAGTGTTAAATTCGTGCCACAACATGTCTACAAATTGTTGTGCTTTAGCAAAATACTCGTGTTTAAGGTATTTTTTATTTATACCCCCGTACATTTGTTGAAACGTCAATTCTTTGCTTCGTTTATACATTTCAGCGTCTACCTCATCTGTTTCGAAATACATTTTTGCCATTTGTGTGTGAACAGATTCGTTTTTATCTAATTCACCACCTGATAAACTCGCTATAATTCGTGGGTGGTAACCCTCAAAGTCCATTTCGATTAATAAATCATTGTCTGCTTCAAATCCGTCTCGTTCACCTGTATCGTGTTTTAGAGCTGAGAAATTAACGCTATTAAAGTTGTTTGTAGGGCGTCCTGTTGTAGTGCAAAAATTATACCATCCGTATATTTTGGAGTTATGAACACTGAATTTTTCATTTATATCAAAGTGTTTGTTGAATGTATCGTTAATTTTAAAGCCCTCACTTACCATTTTTGCTAGCGTGGGTGTGAGTATTTCGTTGTACCACTTGTTTGATTCTTCACTTTTATAATTGATTATATATGGGTATAACGCATCAAATTCATTAGTCAACGACTCATAATGCTTTGCAAGTGGAATTATTTTATTCACGTTATTTGCGCCAAATTTGCGCTCATAGAACGTGTGAGTTGGCGTTTTAGGTAATGGCTCTAATGGTTCATTTTTTACTAAGTAGTAAATGCTTTGTATATCCGTATAAGGGAGTGATGGGATATATAGTAAAGCTTTTACTTTTTCTTTTACGAATATATTCGTATAAGATTCTAAGTGTTTTAATGGTAACTCAAGCTCAAATGCCTCGGGGTGATCTAAATTAATGATAAACCCCTTCTCCTTACTAAATGAATAGATATAGAGAGCACATAACGATTGTAGTTTAGGGTGTACCTCGTCGTTGTTTGTAATAAATTGAAGGTAACATTCATTACCCTCGTCTTCAAAGAACCGTTCTAACTGGTCTTGTGTTTCTATGAGGTAGTACATACTTTAAAGGTATGTAAATTATCTTTAATAGCCAAAATTATTTCGGTGGTTGAATACCTCTCCCTACAAAAGCACGACAATAAAATTCTTTTTTTACTTTTTCACCCCAATTGTTACAATTTCCATTTTTGAAAAATTTACATTTAGCACAATTTTGATTAGCAGGGGTATTAGGATTTTTTATTTCATTTACATTTGAGTTCCCTAATTGATATGAAACAGGTAAATTTTTAGGGATAGATTCACCATTAGGGTATAATTTAGTATTACCCACATATATAACACCATTTCTTATACCATATTCACCTTTATTAGGGAAAAAATTAAATATACCGGGTAAATCATATTCTAATTGTCTTAACCTTTGGGTATTACTTAATTCACTTTTTTCTCCTAAATCCCATTTTATAAAAAATACTTTATTTAATTTTTTATTATAAGGTCTTTTGTTAAAATTTTCATAAGTATCTTTAGATATTTCTTGGTATTCTTTACTATTTAATCTAACCGAAATATATCTTTTACAATATCCATTACTATAATCTAAAGCAGTTGGGAGAGGTTTTGAAGATAATATTGAAATATAATTATCCTGTTCTGAAGATAATTGTTTTTGAAGTGCAGAATAGATTTTATTATTTATATTATTATTTAAAACGTTTTTACCTCTAGTAATAGTTAAAGGAAGAAGTTTTCCTATTATGTTAGAAGGATCACTACCCGCAAATAATCTACCATCATTTAATTTTATGTAATCTCCAACATAGGGTTTTCCTGTGGTTATGAGTTTATATTCATTACCTTTAGTATATAATCTTTTATATTTATTTTTTGGTAAATAAGCCATTATTAAGAAGTCTGAGGACCAGCATTTGGATCTGGTTCAAATTCAGAATTAGTTTCTAAAATAGTTATTTTTGTTGCAGAATCTGCTGTTGCTGCTAATATATCAAATCTCATCCAGCAATCATTAGCTTTACTGAATTCAGAAAGAAGTATACCTTTTGGTACACTAAATCCAGCTCCTGTAGGATCTAACCAGTTACCTTCTCGTGCCCAGCCATTGTGGAATTTTTCATCTACAGAAGGATCAAATTGAATATTATACCATACACTTGATGTTTTGGTTGTATCATCAACTTTAATATATCTTTCAGTTGTAGTATCTGTAGATAATATCATATCCCCAGTTGGGTCTAAAATATTATACATATCGTGGTTAGGACTAATGGGTTTTGTTACAACATAATATTCAATACCGTTTATATTTTTTGTACTTTTACCATCTATTTTGTTAGGTACAAAAGTAATTAATTCATCATCTTGGATATCTTCTTCAGCTAGATTAAAATAATCACCGTATTTAGAATTTAATAAACGGACTTTCCCATTTTCAAACTCCTGGGTTAAAACACCGTCTGGTTTAACAAAGCCTAATAACATGCCCCCATCATCCCAACTATTAAACATACCCCTAAAAGTATCAAAAACAGTATTATTTACTGTAGGTTCATTTCTAACAGAGGCATAACCATGAGTAGTTCCTATTACATGATTATCAAGTGTATAGGGTAAATCATTTTGGTAACCTGCTCTACCAAAATATTTATAATCAGGAATTAAACCTACAATATCAATTCCTAAAAGACTATTATCTTTCATCTTTTTTAGGAATACAGGTTCGCCATCAGTAACTTGAGCAATATCAGTAATTCTTTCTTGATCTGGATCTAAATCAGAATTACCTGATAAAGAAACTGAAGTTTCGTTTAATATATCTTCATCAATATAAGTAGTATCAATATTACTACTAACACCTATAATTTTAGGTTGATTTTTGTCGGGTAATATAATCATTTTACCACTTATATCTGTAATCCAGTCTTGTCCGCTTATTTTTTGGTCTTCATTAAATATTATAAAGCCTATATTAGTTTTTCCATAAGCTTTAGGTAATCTATCTTTTTGAACTTTAAATATATTACCTATAACGATACCTGAAATACCATCTAATGTAGCATTAAATTCTAAAGGAATAACTGAGTTGAAAGTATTAATTCCCGTCATTACTGTGCTTAAATAAGATGCGTTTTTTTGATATTCTTTAAGAATACCTTTAATATTTCCTTCACCAACAGGTTCTCTTTCGTTAGATATTAATTTTAAATTTTCAAAAAATCTAAGAATGTATCTGTCTATTTGAATTCTTAATTGGCTTTGTTTAGATATAACATTTTGTTCATTATTTTTAATAGCTTGTTTAGTTTTAGCAAAATCAGAACGAGTGTCATCACTTAAAATACGATTTTTAATTGCTCTATTAAAAGCAGCAAAAGTAACCCCATCTATGTCTTGGATACTTCGGGGGTCTTGTGCTTGGATAGCTACAGTTGCTGATAATGCTTTGGGAACATTACTAGTATATTCAAATTTTCTTAAAGTATTTTTATTACTAAAAGGGATAAATTCATGTAAATCTAAAGGTACTTCACTATTATCAATAGGTAAATCGATTACAAAAACAGTGTTACTTTCTTTATCATCAGTAACTACAAAATTATGATTAGGGCAAACTTTATTAACTTCATTCCAAATATCATTTAAAAATTTACCTAAAGTATAATCTTCTTCTTCTGCATTTTTTTCAGCTATATCATTTAACATATTAATATTAAGAAAAATACTACCTATTCTTCTTAATTGATCAGTTCTAGTTAAAATAATAGAATTACTGGAATTATCTGTAAGATTGTTGGGAGTAATCTCTAAATTATTATATTTAATAGGTAATCCTTTATCATAAACCCCTACTATATAATTAGCAGGAAAAACAGAAGTATCAGGTATATAACCTAAAGTTTCTTCGATTTTATAAGCATCTACATTTCCCCCAACATTAGCTAATGTGTTGGTTTCAAATTGAACTGGTAGAATACAAATATTAGCATCACAAGAAAAATCTAATAAACTATTATTTGGGGTACTAGTATAATCACTAATAGGAGTATATAATAAAGGATCTAGTTTTGCAAATCCTTCCCCTTTATCATAAACTCTATCAGATACTACATAAATAGGATTATTTGCTTTAGCATCTTTAGTAATTAAATTTTCATTTATTAAAATACATAAAGCATCCCATCTAATATATGATTGAGTACTTCTTTTTCTGTTATTATTATTATCTTTATATTTATATGCACTTTGTCCTCCTATAGGAATAATATAATTTAATAAATCATTATTAGATGGTAGTTGTAGAGTTTTTAAAAGATATTCTTCTAAATTTGTTGATTGATATCTAACTAAATCTTTTAAATAATTTCTAAATATATTATAATCATAACCATCCCTTTTAGCAATACTTCTTAATTCAACTCTTCTTGTATTAATTACTTCTTTTTGATCATCTGAAGCAGCATCATAGGTTTCTGTGTCCTCAGTTGTAAAAATTTTATTTAATTGTTGATTTTCAAAATCAATATTGCGTGTACCCAAATTTCCTGTAGTACCAACACCTCTAGAAAATTCATTAAATACACAGTAATTAGATAAAGATTTAATTAATCCTAATAAACCATTATAACGGGGAAAAATACCTGCTTCTAAAGCATTATTAAATTTTGCTTCATCTATATACTGCTGTCCTAACATTGAACCTCCATATTGAATATCTGATTCAATTCTTATATTACTTGAGCCTCCTACTGACTTATTATTACTGCTTGGTATATTAATAGCTGGGTCAGTAATTGATATATTAGGGATTTTAAGACTTTCTATTACTTCTCCTATAGAAACCAATTCTGTGTAGCAACTATATCCACCATCATTACGGGCTTGGAATCCAAAATTTTTAACAAACCCTAAAAACCCATCATAATTACCACAATGGAATTCTTTTAATTTATTTATATAACTAAATACTTCTTGTTGGGTAATATTATTAGTGTAAATCCTTCCATCACTAATATCTTCTAATAATCTTTTTTCTTTATATAATGTCCCCTCATTATTAATATATGGAGTCCAACCCCATTCTAAAACTACCATATAACCGGGTCTCATATAGAGCATTTCTAAAACTTCTAATTGTCTTCTGTTATGGCATTCGAAGTTAACTTTAGCTTCTCTTAATGAACCATATGCTGATTTAGTTCTAACATTAACATCTATAATACCAGGCATAGGAACAATTCCATACCCATCACTTGTAGCATCTGCCCCAATAGCTAAATCACCATATCCTAAATTAGTTCTTTGGCCTGGTCTAGGAAAAGAATCTCTAGGAGTAGTAACTCTTCTTACTTCCTTTTTTCCATTTTTAACACGGGCAAAATCACTTAATACACCTCCTTCTAAAATAAAATTTTGAGATAAAGAAGCACCTCTTAAAGCATTAAAACTTTGTTCACCTTCTAAACCACCAATTTCTAAATTAACATTTTCAACATAATCAACTAAAGAAGTTGCTCTAATTATACATTGTTTATTTAAAGTATAATTATAAAAAGCACCAGCATCTAAATTTTTAATTACTTTACCACTTTGAAGAGTAATTTCAGGAGTAGAAGTACGACTTATTCTTCCTCTATTATCGTCAGTATTTCCAATATCAATTATTTCTTCTCGAAGAGATAATTGATCTCTAACATAATTTCTAAAAGTATCTTTAAAAATACTCATCTATTATTATTATTAAAATTAATAAACGAATCTACATACCTAGAAGGGTTAGCCGGTATTCGAATTTGTTCACCTAAAGTTACATAATAACTATCTTTACGTAACTTATTAGGATTAGCAGCTAATATTACCCACCAATATTGTGTATCGTTATAAAACTCATAGCTTAAATTATCTAATCTATCTCCATCTTGAGTAATAATATAAACATCATCGCTACTTAAAGGAACATCAGGTAATACAGTGTTAAGATAATATCTTTTACCCCTTTGAGTTAATAATTGTTTTATGTCAATAAACCGTTTCATTATTAAAGTCCATAATTAGTAGAATTAACATTTATTCCAAGTACTTCATTGCCAAAAGGATTTGTGAAAAAAGGATCATCAAAGTCATCAGGTTCATCAAATGTTGCTAATCTTTGGTCAAGTGTTTCTTCAGTAGCAGGTTCTCCAGAGTTAAGAGCTAATTCTTCTGGTGAAGGAGGTATTATATATCCTATTTCTGCTTCTTCTGCCTTAGATGATACAAATGTTCCTTTATTAGGTCCTTCTTCTTCATTAGCAAATTCATCATCTCCTACTTTAGTATATTTTTGAGAGTCATTAACTCCAATTTCAGGAATAATAAATGGTGTATTAACACTATTTGCGGGAGCAAAGCTATGTACTGGTTGAAATTCACAAGATACATCTAAAATATGTGGATATTCATTTAAATCTCTATCAGCACCATCCGCATCATATCTAATTTCCCAAGGATAAGCAGTATTCCAACTTAAATTTACTGAAGTAAAAAATCCAGGAATTTCATTTATCCAATCTCCTATAGTTAAACGAGAAAATACACCTCTCATTCTTCTATTTTTATATTCAGGTGTAGTTTGGGCTACTAAGTAATTTAATTTTCTCCATAAAGGTTTTTGTTCATGACGTGTTTGGGTATGGATTTTAAACCCAAAATTTATACCACGTTTAAACCCATTATAAACATAAAACTCTTCAGCTCGACCATTATATTTAAAACTATCCCAATTACCGCTATAATTATCTGTTAAATTATCTAATAATGCCCTAAATAATATAACATTATCATTTAAAGGATTTTCACTATCAACAACTGCTATTCTGAATTTAATATAATCTTTAAAAGTGGAGTCAAAAGATTCTAAATTTTTACGTTGAAATATATTTGCTGCTGATATTTTATCTATGGTTTTTACATCATATACATCTGTTCTTCCTGAGGTAGAAATTTTAGTTCCTGGATCACCTAATTTATAAAGGTTAATTCTTGTTTTAGTTTTTGGTATTTTACGTTTATTTAGAACAGTAGAATAGTCAGTATAGTTAGGACTTCCTTCATTAGGTTTAGTAACTAAATTACCTTGTCTTAAAGAGAAAAAATTTGTATTAAACTTTTGTAAATAACCTCTATAAGGGTCGGCTTTATATCTTTTTATTTCGGTATCTCCGATTCCAAAAGTTGAATGGGCTCCTCCTGGATATCTTAAAATTAAATCTTCTCTACCTTCAAACCCCCCACCATATATGTTAGTGTATTTTCCGTAAAGAGTAAAATCTGATGTATCGTCAGCATTATTTTTTGCTAATTCTAATAATGTAAATTCATATTTAGGGCCTCCTAAATTAGGGTCATAATTAAACCCATTTTCAAATTTAAGGTCTACTAAACCATCTTTTCTAAACCTAATACCAGCAGCACCTGTACCTGCTGTTGCTAATACACTAAGGGGTAATGTTTGGCGGTTTCGGGGACCACCTGCTAGTTGTTGTAATAATCCTCCTCCTCCTTCTTTTGGTAATATAGGTCCTAAAGGATTAGTTCTGGCTAAGGCTAATTGAGCACCCGCCCAAGCTAATCCATTGGGTCTAATTAGTAATTTACCTAATCTTACTAGATCATCTATAACAGCATTACCTAATGCTATTGCTCCTCCCCTTACAAAATTATCAGTTACTTCACCTATTAAACCTAAAGCTCCATTAGTTTCTTTTTCTACTGCTGGTAAATCTTTAGTTATTAAAGGAGCATTGTCCCCATATCCTAATGAACGTTGGTCAAAGTTTGAGCCATCAGGATTTACGCCAGTTTCTTCGGCAATTAATAAAAGATTTTTTAACGATATCGCCATAAATCATACTAATATCAATAAAATCCTTCAATTGGACCTTCATCTGAGTATTTAGGGGGGGTTACACCATTTAAGTCACGTACAGAAGGATTTGCGGTAAATGCTGATCCTCCATATACACCTGTATAGGCAGGGCCTACTAATGATCTGCCTGCTTGATCTTCAAGTGGTCCACCATGTAATTGTGATCCGTTAGGAACAGAAAAAGGGTAGTATCCTCTAGTTACATCAGGTCC